GGCACACCGAAATCAGTAAATTTCAATGTTTGGTCGGCTTATTCACCGACTGATCCATGGAAAAACCTCGTTACCCGTTGGTATGAGCAAAAAGATGACCCGGTTACACGTCAAGGGTTTATTAATACCGACTTAGGTCGGGTTTATTCGGACAAAACTGGCAAAGTCACCGAACACATGCTGCTTTATAAACGCCGGGAACGGTATGAAGCAGAAGTGCCAATGAATGGCGTTTATCTCACTTCATTTACTGACGTTCAGGGTGATCGGCTCGAATGTATGGTGAAGGGGTGGGGGCTCAACGAAGAGTCTTGGGTCATTGAGCATCGCATTTTTGTCGGAGACCCGAGGAAAACGGCGGTTTGGGATGAACTTGAAAAGTTTGTCCGTAAAGAATTTAAACATGAATCTGGATTGCTCATGCATATCAACCGATCGGGAATTGATATGGGTGGTAAATATCCGGATGAACAACTGAATTTTTGTCTACGCTTCCTGCCGCATCAGATGATTCCCTGTAAGGGTGCGAGCACATATAACGAGCCTGTTGCCAGATATGGGAAAACACAGGCAGGGAAACATCGCGGACGCTGGTTATGTTTAACCGGTACCGACACAGCGAAAGATACGATTTACGACCGTTATGAGATCCAACCATCCGCAGAAGAATTTACGGCCGGATACATCCATTTGCCGATCGCGGAATGGTGTCATGAAGAATTCTGTAAGCAGGCAACCAACGAAATAAAAGTCTTCGACAAAGAAGGCACAAAAACTGTTGCAAAATACGTCAAAAAGAAAGACCACCTGAATAACGAAGTGCTCGACTGTTTTGTCGGGAATCTTGCGATCTTACGGGTCGCGCGACAAAACTTCGGTCTTGATTTAACGGCGTTGACGGCTTCAATCCGAGAATATGCCGCGAAACCAAGAATTCAGCAGACTATTAAAAAACAACCGCAAAAACCACGAAAAAAACGAGCCGGAACGGTAACGGGGGGCATATAACGTGAGTTATTCACAAAGTGATCTTGATGCCGTTCGTGCGGCAAAGCTTGCTTTGGCTACAGGAAATCGGGTCGGTGAGTTCGTGATGAACAATCGCCGTATCAAATATGCCGATTGTACAATGGCCGAGCTCAATCAGTACGAGTCAGAAATTCTGAAATCTGTTTCACCAAAACGGATCCGGTATTCAGTTCTCAGCACAGGAAAGGGGTTATGACGTGAAAATCACTGCCGTAAAACCCCAACGCCATGCAGCAACATTTGGCGGCTATCAACAAATGCCGCAAGCCAGATTTGAAGGTGCCAGCACTTCATACCGCATGGGTGATAAAGGGCTGCATGTTGGCAATATTAATGATGATAGTGCCTCATCTCTCTCTCGGCTGAGAAAGCGATCAATCAATGCTGTTCGCAATAATGCTCATGCTGCATCGGCGGCAGAAAGTTTCACCAGTAATCTGATTGGTACTGGATATACAGCAAAGTGGCCCAACGCTGACTTGCAACGTTTGTGGGATATTTGGGTTGAAGAATGTGATGCCGATGGACTCGATAATTTCTATGCATTGATGGAGTTAGTCGGTCGAACTTACTTCACGATGGGTGAGATTTTTTCGCAGCGAGTGATCCGAACTTCCAATGCAGGTTTAAGCGGTGTTCCGCTGAAGCTCAGAATGGTTCACCCAAAACAGTTAGACCATACCTATACCGATCGAATGAACAAAATCGTCCAGGGCATTCAACATGCAGCCTCTGGCGAACGTGCAAAATATCATTTCTGGCCATCGCCAGTGGATGATATTGAACTTGGTTTTCGCGTGCCTGTTCCGGCTTCTGATGTCATTCATGTGTTCAAGAGGAAAGAACCGGGGCAGGTTCGCGGACTTCCGCATCTGGCGGCGGTCTTAATTCGGTTATATGAAATCGATGAAATGCAGGATGCAACACTGGTGAAAGCCAAGGTTGCACAGTTGTTTGGCTGGATTGTACAGCGAAAAACCCAAACCAATGAACTTCCGCAGGAATCATCAACCCTCGGTGAAGATAATGGTGAAACAACCGAAGACGGTGTCCCAATCACCAGTATTCGCCCTGGTGGAGTCCATTATCTGGATGATGATGAAGAAGTCACTTTTAGTGACCCAGCCTCGATCGGTGATAACTATGTCGAGTGGGTTAAATCAGAGCTCCGGGCCTTTGCTGCCGCTTGTAACATTACTCATGAACAGCTGACCGGTGATCTGAGTGGGGTGAATTACTCCAGTATTCGTGCTGGGTTGATTGAAATGCGCCGACGGATCTCGATGGACCAGTACAACCTGATCATCCCTCGATTTTGTCGTCAGGTGGCTATTTGGTTCGCTGAAGCTGCAGTGATGAGCGGTGCCGTAAATATTCCAGATTTCTGGACCAATAAAGCAGCCTATTTACCGAAGTGGCGTGTACCAAAATGGGATCACGTTGACCGAGTGAAAGAGGTAACAGCTGATCTGTTGGAAGTTCGAGCTGGTTTTGAAAGCCGTGAAGCCAAAGTTGGAGAACGTGGCAACGATATCGATATTGTGAATGAAGAACTGATGCGTGATGCACTAAGTGCCCTCATTCTGGATTCCATCCCATCTAAAACAGAGAAGAGTGGTGCTTTACAGGCAATTTTGGCCGCAGCGTTAGCCCCTCAACCCGATCCTGAAAACGCTTAAACTCGAGGTAATCAATGAACTTTCAAGCCCGGATTGTGGCTGCTCAATCAGCAGTCGCCGGTAACCCTGTGCGTATTTCTGCCAGCAGTTCGCAGCCGGAGCAGGCTGAAATCATGATTTATGACGTGATTGGTGAAGATTGGTGGACAGGCGAAGGGGTTACAGCAAAAGCCATTATCTCTGCACTCAATGCACTCGATGGTTCTGATGTGCTGGTGCGGATGAATTCGCGTGGTGGTGACACCATGGACGGCACTGCCATTTATAACGCATTTGCTGATTACAAAGGCAAAACAACCGGCCGCATTGAAGGCTATGCCTGCTCAATGATGACTGGAATTCTCTGTGCTTTTGATGAAGTTGAAGCGCCTGAGAACATTCTCTTCATGGCTCATCGAGCTCAGGCTGGTACCTTTGGTACTGCAAATGATTTTCGTGAGTTGGCCGATCAACTTGATAAAGTCGATCAAAGCATCGTTTCGATGTACGCCAGAAAAACCGGAAAAACACCGGACGAAATCAACAACCTGCTCGATCAACAACGTGATACCTGGATGACAGCGCAAGAAGCCAAGGATTTTGGTTTTATCGACACTATTACGGTGCCAGCTCGATTCAGTGCCTGTCTGGATAGCAAGTTTGCCAAAGCATTAGCTGCTGGTGAAGGTGCCATGCTACTGCCGAACAATTGCATTCCTGAAAAAGTTAAAAACGTACTTGGTGATATGAAAGCCGAGGGCGTTGTGCGCATTGATGCTGATTTTGTTGCTGTCGATGTAACAGAACAGCCAGAGAAAAGCCAGACGGATGATGTTGTACCGAAGGAAGTCACAGACAAGCAAGGTGAACCTTCGTCTGGCTCTCCAACCACCAAAGAAACACCCGAAGCAAAGCAGCCAGAAACCGTTGACCCAGTAAAACAAGAGCGAGAACGCGCGAAAGCTATTCGTGCTGCTTGTCAGGCAATGGGGTTGGACCAAATGGCAGACCAATACATTGATGATGGTCTGAGTCTGGATGTGGTGAACCGAAACTTACTGGCTGTTAAATCGATCGCAGGGAATGCAACCAACCTTGATACCAAACACCCAACATTGGATGACAAACCGAAAAAGGCATCTGCAATGTGGGAAACCGCTTATGGAAAAGTTCGATAACCCGGCGCAGCCGGCTCTTTAATCCGGAGAACGTATGACTGTTTTAACTGAAAAACAACGCGCTGGGGAACATCTGGTGCGTGAAGTAGATATCAATCTATCGCGTAAAAAAATTGTCCTGACTGGTGCTAATTTTCTGGCAGGAAGCGTCATCGCCAAAGTCACAGCTACTGGGAAATATGTGTTGTTTGACCCTGCTGGCGCGGATGGTTCTCAAACTGCCGAAGGGATCCTTTTTGCTGATGTCAAAGCCGCATCAGCAGATGCAAAAGGGGTGATGAATCACTCATTAACCGTATTTAAACCATCATTGCTTGTCTGGAAAGATGGCATTACTGATGAACAGAAAACTGCTGCACTGGCTGTGTTGGCAGGAAAATTCATGGTCGGCGCTGAATAACCTGAATACAGCATCAACAACCCGCTTCGGCGGGTTTTTTTATTTCTGAACCCGGAGTTCTCATGGAAATTTTAGATATTTTTAACAATGACGCGTTCTCTCTGGCTTCCATGACTGAAGCGATCCAGAAAGTGCCGACCGTGCCAGAAAAACTGGCAAGCATGAACCTGTTTACACCAATGCCTATCCGCACAGTTTCTTTTGGTGTAGAGCTGAAAGAAAACGGTTTAACGCTGATCCCATTCTCAGAACGTGGCGAGCCATTAACTCAGAAATCACAAAGTAAACGCAAAATCGTTACCTTCCAGACCAACCGTATTGCGAAAGGTGACAAGTTACTGGCATCTGAACTGCAATTTGTGCGTCAGTTCAATAGTGAAGACCAGATGATTCAGGCAACGATGGAAGAAATTGCGCAACGTCAGTCTGGCCCAGGTGGTTTGCTTGATGATCTGAACACCACCAAAGAATATCACCGTATGAATGCGGTCTTCGGAAAAGTGCTTGATGCAGATGGCACACTGGAAACAGATTATTTTGAAGAATTCGGAATTGAGCAACCGGTTGTGATTGATCTTGCATTGGCTACTACATCAGGCGGCGAGCTTCGCAAAAAAATCGAAGAAAACATCGTCATTCCTATGCGCAAAAGTGCAAAAGGTGCTCGTTTCAACAAAGTGTACGCAATGTGTGGTGAAGGTGCATGGCTAAAACTTGGCTTAAACCCTGAATGGCGTGAAACCTGGTTAGCACAACAGCAAGGTCAGGAGCTGCGCAATGCAACGATTGATCAGACCTACAATTTCGCAGGTTGTGAATGGTTCCTCTATCTCGGTACCGATGATGACACTGTTGAAATGGAGTCTGATGAAATCGTCTTCTTCCCGGGAGGTCAGGGCAACACGGTATTCCGTGAAGTGTTATCACCAGGTGAGCGTTTCGATAACGTCGGTCAGTTAGGTCAACCTGTTTATTCTCAGGTGATTGTAGATGAAAAACGCCAGACGCATGCTGAAATTGAAGTGTTCTCTTATCCAAAATATATGAACACTCGTCCTGAAATGATTAAACGCGCAACCTCCGGATCATAATTATTGGGTGGGGCTTAGCCCCACCGATAAGGAAAGAAAATGACGCCTAAGCAAATTAAAGAAGAGCTTAAAAAATACGGTCTGACAGATGCTGATTTGAAAGATTTCAGTGAGGCTGAGTTACAGGCCAAGCTGGATGAAGTAATGCTCGAACAAGGTGGACAATCTGGTGGTGACTTTGTCATTGATGGTGAACTTGATGACGATGGAACCGATGGAATGACATTGCAAACTTCAAGTGATGAAACTGGACTAGCCAGTGATTCAGGTATTCCAGAGCCAGAAACACATGCTGTCAAAGTGAAATGCACATTAACGTGCATCCTGAAAGACACCTCGAAAATTGATGGAAAGTGGTATCAGACAGGTGAATCAGTTCGTCTGACAGCAGAGAAATCGCATTCTGTTGGCCCTAAAACCCGCGACTACCTGAAAAAACAGCGAGTGCTTAAATGAGCGTGAATTTCGATGCTGAGCTGGAACGAATGGATCAACACCTGCTGAAGACATTCGGTGCTGAGGTAACATTCGAATTTGGTGGTGAAACGAAAACGCTTCATGCCAGTGTCGAAAGCGAAATGCGGATTGGTTCAGAATCCGGTGGATTCACTAATCGTTATGGCAATCAGGCTGGAGATTTACTCGCGAAGCAGTGGGTTGCTACTTTTCAAAAGTCTGAATTATCCGCTCAGTCCATCGATGCAAAATCACTGGATGGCACCGTTATCACCAAAGCTGGCACTCAGTATGAGTTGCAATCAGTTGTGGATGAAGATGAAGGGATGATCACCTATGGCGCAGCAAGATTCTGATGATTTTGGTATTTCAGATGTTGAGATCAGAGCCATTGTTGAACAGTTGGACCAGCAAGCAGCATCCGTCAAAACTTCGTTAATTAGCACCGTGAATGAGGTTGCGAATGATGTTGTCACGCGGGGTATTCAGCGGATCAGCGAAACCATCAATCTAAAACCATCGTATATCAAACAACATTTACGTGTATCGAAACGAGCAAATCGCTCAAGCGATGAGGCATGGGTTTCTGCATCAAAACGTGGTGTGTTGTTGTCCCGATTTGATGCCAGACAAGAGTTTCGTGAAAGCATCGATCGAAGAGGGAGACCGAGTGGGCGGGTGAATGGTGGTGTGTCGGTCAAAGTGAAGACCAACGGTGCCAGAAAAACCATTGCCAGCGCATTCCTGATCAAATTACGTGGTTCTGGTGCGCTCGGTGTTGCGGTTCGTCCGAGCTCAATGCAAAACCTCAATAAGCGCGAATGGAAAGAAGTGAACAAACGTGGTTATGCCGTTTTATCTGGCCCGAGTGTGGACCAGTTGTTCATGGCCACGAAAGATGAGCTTGCCCCTTCAGTTGATGAACTGGCAGAAAAATTCATGAGGAAATTAAACAGTGTTTAACATGAATGACATTCCTGCTGAAGAAATCAACGCGATCCAGGCGGTTAAAATCAGAGACGAGATCAAGCGCCGCCTTGAAACGGTCTTTGTTGATTGCGTCGAAGTTGGTTGGATCAGCTTATATCTCGAAAACCGTGATAAATGGCCATTAATCACCATTGAAACAAACTCCGACTCGGGGAAATTCAGCGCTGGTTCTGGTGCGCATGATGATGAAATCAGAGTGCGAGCCACGATTAAAGTGATGAAAGGAGACGTACATGATCCAGACTCTGTACTTCGTTATTGCCTGAGAAAGTTTGAATCCCTGCTTTGGGATAAGAATGAAGCTAAAGATAAGGGCGGTTATTTCTTATTTACGCCAACTGGTGAGAAATTACTGAAACAATCACTCGAGCAACAAGAATCCTCAAAATTCGTTTTACCTGAACCGGGGCTACCTTTTGCGTCGGTTCACCTCTCTCTGAAAGTCTCGTATATCGAGCGATAAACAACCTCAATTTCTATTTATCTTGCCTCGGTGAGAGGCTTGTTCACACCCTCAGGAGCTAATCAATGGGTAACCCTAAATATGTGGAACGGTCCTTTATCGGGTCAGGCAAATTCTTTGCCGATGGTCGTCGGGTTGGTAACGTTTCAGCTGCCAATTTGTCATATTCAGTTGATTCAAAAACACAGCCAAACTTTCAGGGCGGCGGTGGAAACCTCGATACCCTCGACAAAATTACCGATGTAAACCTGAACCTCACTGTTACTAACTTCAGTGCTGAAAACATGGCGATGGCGTTACGTGCAACGTTGGGTGATGTGGCAGCTGGTGCTGTCGCTGCTGAAGCGCATGTCATGAATATCAATGCGTTGGTTGATACTGACTTCATGCTTGATACCACACAAACCGTAACGGTTCAGACCACAGATGAAACACCAGTTTCTATTCCAGCCTTGGATTCAAGCGGTAATGTGAACTGGGAAGTCACGGCTGCAGGCATTTATTTCGGTGAAGGCAGTGATGTTGCCGACGCTACCAATATCACGATCAGCTATACCAAACATGCTTCTGTGACGCTAAAAGCATTACTGGGTAGCGCGCAGGAGTTCAAACTGGTGATGGATGGTTTGAACGAAAACGACAACAACCCAGGTGTATTGCGTGTATGGCGCTGGAAACCATCACCAACTGATGGATTTGATCTGATTTCAGATGATTACTCATCATTTGCTATCAATGGCGCAGTATTAGCCGACCTCACGAAACCTGCTGGTGTTTCTCAGTTCTACGAATATTCCGTTACCAAGTAAATGAAATAAGCCGGTCTCGATGACCGGTTTTTTGTTCTTTAAAAATTGATTACAAGGGTTTGATATGGCAGGTCTGAAAGATTCAGTCGTGAATTTGATCATCCGTGGGCGTGATTTATTTTCACCGTCTGCGAAAAGTGCTGCAGATGGCGCAGAGCAATTGCAAGGCGCAGCTGCAGACTTAAATGATCAGATGTCTGAACTTAAATCACAATCAGACTCGTTGAAAACAACGCTTGGCAATCTGAAAGAACAAAGCCAACTGATTAGCGTATTTCAGAACACCAAGAAAAGTGTTGTTGATTTATCAAACTCAATTGACACCAATAAATCAAAAGCGACTGAACTGGGTCGGTCTGTGGCAGC